CCTAAATAATATTCTGCGGGTATATTGATTCTTGATTTTATCTCTTCTCTGGAGATACCAGACGGTCGAACTTCTATTTTTCTCTCAAATAGTTCTAATAATTTTACATCTTTCTTAGGCTCTACCTGTTGAGCATCTAGCTGTTCTGGGTCAAGCTTCAAAAAGTCTAAGCAGAAATTATAGACGTGATTTAAAGATAGATCTTTACCCTCTTTCTGAGATAACACACCTCTAACGAAACCGAAAATATTACTTTGATAATCCTGCTCGCATTGATTAGTCCAACACTTCCAGTTTCCGACTACGGAATCCCCATCTGTAAAGATACTACAGCCCTCTGGACTGTCCCCACCGTGAACGGGACACGGAAAAGAATACCTATTTGGATACTCTAATGCTTCGATGTCAAAATAGTTAAGAACACTTGGTAGCACTCTAACTAAATTATCACATACTGTCAATATCTGAGTCTGTGTCAATTTCTGCATCTATTTCAAACCCTTCCTCTCTCGATCTGGCGTTATTATGAAGCTCGTTTCTAGTTTGCCCTTCGGATATTTTGCCGATATTCCCAAACATATTCATACTAATATAGTCACCATCATCAAGTCCGGGACCATGCCGACCCACAACAGGAACTAATTTTCTGTTTCCGTTTTCCATTCCATCTTCGGCCACTTCTTCTTCTGATTTTAGCTTAAAGATTGAGAAACTCGTACAGAGCCATATTAGCCTGTCAGAACCCGAAACTACATCGGTAGACTCTCTAGTTATACCATCTCTATTAAGCTGAACAAAACTTAAACATGGAACATCATACTTCACCATAAAATTATGAAGTTGAGTTATCTGAAAACCCAAGACCTGATATTCCTGCATTGAACTACTTATGCCTTCCGACCCCATGAGTTTCAGGTAATCATATACAATCAGGCAGTCGTTAGTGACGCCGGATTCATCAAAGCCTACCTGCTGATATATCCATTTTCTCATTAACGCTAGTATATTTTCAAATGATTGTCCTGCAATACTTATATAGTGATATGGTATATCTTTTAGCTCTTGTGCCGCCTTTTCTACTTTTTCTTTATCTGTTGGATTTTCTGTAAACTTACCAGTGGATATTTTATTTATATCAACACCACTAAGATTTGCAAGCATTCTGTTAAGGTGATCCTCTTTGCTCATTTCCGTATCCAACATTAGAACGGGAATGTTGTTTTTGGCGACATTCATAGCTACGGCATCGCCAAACATGGATTTACCGACTTTAGGACGTGCAGCGATAAGATCAACACACTTTCTTCTTAGTCCGCCACCAATAGCCGCATCGTATCTAGGGAAGCCTGTGGGTATTCCTACGTTATCGGAAACGTTTTCAGAAAGGTATTGAAGATAGTCATCAATTTCTTCTCCTATAATTTCAGTCTTATTATTTGAACTTTGATAAACGTCTGCCGTGGCATTAAGTATAGGAGTCTCTATCTTAGAGATGAGATCCATAACGTCCTCTTCCCCCGTGGTGGCATCTAGATCTTTTTCACACGCCTTGAGAGTCCTCTTTAAGTCTCTTGCTAGTTTTAATTTTGCTATCTTTACCGCATGAGATTTTGCATTTTCTTTATGGATGGGAAAATTAAATAAAGACCTTATGAAAGATATTTCTTCCTTGTTATTTATAGATTCATAAACACCCAAGCTATTGGCGGCAGATAAGATAGAAGCCAATTCTACCTTAGAGTTCTCTGATATGGATTTATAGATACAGTGAAAAATTACTTGATTTATATTATCTGTAAAATGATCCGCATCAAGAAAGTCTACTTCTAAATAACAATCAAGCCCGTATTGACATAGTGCGGCAAGCACCGCTCTTTCGGAGGCTAAATCTTCAAGATTTTTTCTTTTCACTATACAGCCTTTGACCTCAAGCACTTATCACAGACAAAAAACTCCCTAGAATGCAACGGGTGTACTTTAACTTTTGCTGAACACGATTCACAAGATTGCTCGACTTTGTTGGTCGGTCCTCTTTTTCTTTCTGTCTGTTCTACTTCTGGCGTTTCATTTCTTACGTCTTTATGCTCTTTGCCATCGTCCGTAAACAGATTTACCCTTTCGTGTTTTACCTCTATCTGTGCAGATGCGTCTTTTGTCATTGTAAAGTCATCAATGTCTCTTGTTGTATTTTTATGCGGTTTGACTTCTCCTTTTGGGGGATGGGTGGTATTTTCAATAGGTAGATCTGGATCTTGAAGTTTGCTCATTAATTCAGCCTTTTGCTCTGGCGTCATCATGTTTAATAATGTTTTCACAATGTCTTCGCTCATTATCTTCTCCTAGCTAGGTTATTTAATATCTCTGCCATTTTTTGTATTCTATCTGATTTACCGCTCAATAACGAAACTCTGGCTTCCGCGTGATTCTTAACTATAAGTATGTCGGTAGCTAGGGGGTTTTCTTTAATTGCAGAATAATACTTCTCTTGCCATTTAGTGTATTGGGTTCCGTAGTTTTGCATCGTCGTAGATATTATATACCAAATACTCGAATCTGCCCAGTCTAAAACAATTTTTTCTTTCACTCTCGTAGATTCTATGTACTCTCCGTAGGCGTATAGCTCATAAGCTTTAGATAGACACTGTTCTCCTGTCATTGTTTTGATATCGTCAGAGTTCATATTTAGAATTTGATCTACATTTTCATTTTCTTCTATTTCGACTAGATTTTTACACGCTTTCCATGTCTCAATAGCTGATAGAAACTCACTCAATCTTTTTTCGCCACTCATCCAAGTCCTCGTTGTAATTTAGCTCTACTATCCTAATATCATTTATATTACACCATTCTTTTTTTTCCCTGTCTCTCGCTTGCGCCCTATAGAACCTTAGTTTGTTCTTAAAGAAAAATTTATTGAACTTGTGATGCTGCTCTCCGTGGACTTCTACTATTAGATTTCTATTCGGTACAAACATATCAGCGCGAAGTATTCCACCTCCCTCCTGAGTGCGACTACCTGCAAGCGACACCTCTTCCAAAATTATGTCATGCGGAAACATTTCTTCAATAAGTTTTTTAGCTTTTTTGTGTAATTCAGACCTATTATCACCCTTGGATTGATTATAAGATGGGTTCCACTTATATTCTTTTCCGTCTAACCCTATTATTTTCACTTGAGCATTTCCTTTATGGAAGACTCTAAATATTTAATGAGATCGTTTCCCGTAAGGAAGCTATACAATTTATCCTGACCCTGAAACTTAAAGGCTGTAGATAGCTTTTCTTTGTCTTCTACGTCTAACTCTGGGTCAATCTTCTTTGCTTCTTCTGGAAGGTCTTGCATAAAGGAACAGGTGTACCAAGAGCCTCCTTTTTGAATTAGTCCCAAATCACATGAGAGAACTATAGCCTCTTGAGCCTTGTCTATCCCCTTGCCAAATCTAATGTAGCTCCTTACATTGTCGTGATGAAGCCCCATTGAAGAATGAAGAATATTCCAATTAATAATTTGTCCTATCTTTTCTCCTTCCGAATTCTCCCAAGCTGTCACTCCCGGCTTCCCCTCTCCGCCATAACCAATTTCTAACCTTGTGTCTGCCTGATACTGAATCTTGATGCCGCCGTCTGAAAGTTTTGCCTTTCCCTTTCCAGCCGTGTTAGCGATAAAGTGTGTGATTCCAATAATCAACCCTCTTTGATTTGGTAAAATTTGTCCAACCTTCTTGGTGAAAATGCTGAGTATCTTAGGCAACCCCGCTCGCGTGGGGGAGAAGTCTCCTATAAGCTCTTTCTCTGCAATTAGGGAAGATATTGAGTCTATAATCAGAACAGCGCCGTGGTTATTTGGGTGCGTCAGGAGCTTATACGCTATATCCAAGAAATGCTCTGCCGGAAGTGGCTTATCTATTGGGCCAATGACCTGCATCTTCTTTGGATCTAGGTCGCCAACTTCAAAATTCATTGAATTTAGCCTACCCTCTACGTCTAGATAGATGATGGGACGGCCCTCTTTCTGGCAATTTGCCGCTATCTGCATAGCTGTAGTAGTCTTTCCTGATTTTGGATCACCCGTCAGTGTCAGCCAGCACCCCTCTCTAATTCCTCCACCGAGAGCTAGGTCTATAGCAGGACTTATAGATATTATCTTGTAATCCCGCTTATCTTTTAGTACGTCTATCCCAGAGCTTATAACATCTCCATATTGCTTTTCTATATCTGCATAAATAGAATCTTTTTTTACAGCTTTAGCCTTCTTCGCCATTATTATTCCTGAGTTTTGAGAGTAGTGTTTTCTTTTTCTTTCTTACCTTGGGCTTATATTCTGTGCTTTCAGGCACTTCTATAACCTTCTTTGGTTTTTCTTCTTCTATTTTTAATTCTCGTTGTCTTTTTGCTACACCCTCTTCTACAAACTTGGTAATTAAAACGAATTTTTTTGAATTATGAAGAAAGCCCAAAGAGTAAACGTTTTTACCTCTTGAGCTATTTAAATAAGACACCAAAGACCGCTCTCCATATTTGCTAATTAGCTTGTGCGCAATTCTGATTTGTGTTTGGTATTCTTCTTTCTGAGAATTATTCCAAAACTTAAATTCAAGACTGCCTTTGTTTTCTCTTTCTCTTCTTCTTAGACATACTAACTCTGCACAGTATTGAGCAGTATTACAGGGTTGCCCCGTTGATATACTTTTGTACTTCTGGATGTTGGGGTTTTTCTGATTCATTTTTGAATATCATATGTTTTATATTATCTTCTGTTATAGACCTGACTGATTCAGCCTTTTCAAATTCATTATAAGGCCAAGTGTATTTTGCAACATCCACAGCGGAACAGTCATCTCTCAATAAGCAAACAGTCAAAGTCTGAAAAGAAGTCGAATGACTACCATCCATAGCTTGATCTTTTGCTATTCCTCTCATTACGGCGAGACCATCTAAACCATCTGGGTTGTCAAAAAAAACCTTGGTTGGTGCGCCAAACATATGTAGCTCAACCTTGGTCGGAAACACGTTGTTTTCTTTACAGTGATCTGTAAGTCTGGTCCAAGGGTTTTCCATCCCCGGCCTATCGTAATCACCATAAACCCTAGTGCCATCAGACAGGGTTGTGATCCAGCTAATCATTAATTGGTCAACTATTAATGACCGCATAAAGCCATCTCTCTGCTTGCAAATCATATTAATCCTTTTTTATTTTATGAATTATTCCGGTGTACCTCTTGGGGGCAGTTGGTCTTTTTCTAGACTCGTCCGCAGCGGCAGAGGCCGCCTCTGTCATGATTGTAGCAACCTTATTGGAATCCCTCACGTATAGAGAGGAAGAATCTACGACGGGCTTATCGGTTGTTTTTACATCATCCTTAGACCCTAGAGATGTAATGTATTTATCGACAATGTGTACAGATCTATCCATTTTATCCGCCATAATAGTGGCGGTCATTTTTTCATGATTTTCTTGAACGTAAGTTTTTTCTTGTTTTGAAAGTGGACCTTTCTTCATATTAATTCTCCATAACGAGTCTTCTGGCTCTTGTAAAATATAAGTTATTTCTGGTTTTTAGATACTTCATGTAGAAGTCAAAAGACAGACTACAAACCTTTCTAAAACCCCTTGTCGCAATAGTGGATTTTGCAACCCTCTGATTGTACGGATCTATTATTTCTGCTCTATCATATAGGATATAATACGATTCTGATTTGTCAACCCTATAAAGTGAAGCAAATGCATCCTTTTCATTAGACTCTTCTCCGGTTTTTCCAAAATATAATCTCTCGACCTTCTCCGGTTCTGGGATAT